AGTCAAATGCAATCGGCAGAGGCTAGATACATGGAGCGTGTAAACGATCCACTACCTTACTACCGACAGAACCCAGAGGCACAAGGTTTGCTTAATGTATCACCAGAATTAGACTTACTTGATTTAGCTACTGGTGGCGGCAAAATGGCTATGGCTGGCGCAATAAAAAAGGCAGCTAAAATTAAAGGCTATCACGGCTCACCTCATTCTTTTGATAATTTTGATTTTTCTCACATGGGTAGTGGTGAGGGCGCACAGGCTTTTGGATGGGGTGGTTATATTGGTGGGCTAGAAGATACAGCCATTGGCTATCGAAACGCTTTAAGCCAAGGGAACAAAGTTATATCTATTGATGGTGTTAGGGGAGCAGAGCCTACAGCAATAGAAAGTTGGGTTTTGTCTCAAGGTGGGGATGCTAAAAAAGCATACGATAAATTATCAACAAGTGCTGCTGCAAAAGAAAAGAGCGATAAATTATCAACTTCATCAAAAGTTGACGACTTAGGCATGGGTTTTTCAGAATATGATATGGCGTTAATGGATTATAACGATTTTCAATCGAAACTTAACGAGATTAAAGCATTAGAAGGTAAAAAATTAACCCTTGAGCCGTCAGGCAATATGTATGAGGTTGAGGTTGATGCTGATATGAATAATATTTTAGATTGGGATGCACCTGTGAGCCAGCAATCTAATTTTATTAAAAAGGCTGCTGCTAAATTTATTAAAAAATACACCAATGAAGGTGACGAGCCTTTAGTTAAAGCAATACTTGGCAAAGACCCGACAGGTGAAAGCGTTTATGAATTGCCTCAATTTTTACCGCAAAGTGGTTCTTTACTATCTAGCAAATTGCCCAAAGAGTCTAGTGAGTACCTAAATTCTATTGGAGTTAAAGGTATTAAGTATTTTGATGGTTCATCAAGAAACACAGATTGGCAATTAAGCACCCCTGATACAACTGTTTCTGGTAAGTGGATGGTTAAAGACGCAAATCAGCCAAACTCAAAAGGCTTGCAATATGATAATGAAATTGATGCTAAAGATTCTTTAAGTCAAAAAGGAAACACAAGCAATTATGTAGTTTTTGATGAAAAGATTATGAATATAGTTAAGAAGTATGGCGTTTCAATACCTGTTGCAACGGCTATGTTTTATGGAAATAAAGATAAACCTAAAGGTCTGTTAAATCAAGAATACTTGGGCGGTAAAATTTAATGGCTATCTCAACATATTCAGAGTTAAAAGCATCAATCGCTAACTTCTTAAATCGTGATGATCTAACCGCTACTATTCCTGATTTTATTTCGTTAGCTGAATCGTCTATCAACAATGAGATTAGGCATTGGCGCATGGAGACACGCGCAGAAACAACCATTGATAGTCAATTTACTGGTATACCTAATGATTGGTTGTCTACGATACGCTTTCATCTAACGACTTCTGGCACTAGCAGCCTTAACTTTATGTCTCTGGCTACCATGCAATCAAGTCGAGCAGCGCGTAATAACTCCACAGGTACGCCCACCAACTACAGTCTTAACTCGTCACAGTTTGAAGTATTCCCCACACCCGATACGTCATACAGCGCAATCTTAATGTATTACGCCAAGATTCCCACACTGTCTGATTCGGCTACGACTAACTGGTTGCTAACTAATTACCCTGATATTTACCTGTATGGCGCATTACTGCACTCTGCCCCATACCTTAAAGAAGATGCTAGGGCATCAACGTGGGCTGCTCTTTATTCTGCTGCTGTGGCTAGGGTCAATACTGCAAGCAGCCGTTCAACAGCTAGTGGCTCTGGCCTTAGATTAAAAATAGGAAGTTACTAATATGGCATTTACTACATTCTTACGCAATGAATTGTTAGATCATGTATTCCGAAATGCGGCATACACACCACCCTCTACTGTTTACATCGGCCTTTATACATCGGCTACGGGTGCAGGCGGCACTGGTACAGAAGTATCGGGCAATGGCTACACGCGCAAAGCTATGGCATTTGATGCGTCTTCTGGTGGTGCAATCGACAACACAAGTGCAGTCGAGTTTCCAACGGCTACAGGTAGTTGGGGAACCATCACGCATACGGCAGTATTAGACGCGGCATCAAGTGGCAATATGCTTGCTGAGAATGCGTTAACAGCAAGTAAAGCCATTGGCAGTGGTGATGTATTTCGGTTCCAGGCAGGCCAATTTGACATAACTCTGACCTAACAATGAATGGTTATGGAGCCGCTAATTACGGCATTAACATTTATGGTCAGGCTTATTATGTAGACGCTGCGGCTGTTATTAATGCCGCTTCATCGGTTGCTGCTGCTGGTGAACGTGTTGGTCAAGGCATTGTAGTCATTCAAGCGGTATCGGCAGTTGCAGCAAATGGTCAGAAGCTTGGTAATGCCATTGCAGTAGTTAACGCAGTAAGCGCAGTAAGTGCAGTTGGACAAGTTGTAGCGGAAGGTTCTGCTGTTATCAATGCTGTATCAGCAGTTACGGCTACGGGTGTATTTGCGGTGTCTGCAAGCGCAGTTATTAACGCTGTGTCAGATGTTGCTGCTAATGGTACGGCTAAAATGAGTGGTTCGGCTGTAATTAACGCGGTATCAAGCATGACGGCAACAGGACGTTATAAATACGAGCCATTGCCGATTGATGTAGCAACGTGGGCTACTAAGCCAACAGATAGTGCAACCTGGACAACCTTGTAAAAAATTAACAAATAGGATTATTTAAATGGCAGATTCAACTACAACTAACTACGGCTTAACTAAGCCAGAGGTAGGCGCATCAGAGGACACCTGGGGAGCTAAAGTCAATACAGATATGGACTTGATTGATACTCAGATGAAGGCTAGTGCTAATGCTATAGTTGCTACTGTGGCTGTTGCTAACGCTGCTTTACCCAAGGCTGGCGGCACGATGACAGGTAACATAGCTACGAAAGGTATCACTAGTGTTACTCTAGGCACTTCAAACTTTGTGGCTGGTGTTAACGCAGGTAACTCTATTGTATCTGGTGGGGATAATAACACCGCAGTTGGTGACGCTGCTGGTACAGCCATCACTACTGGTGATAGAAACACGCTTATTGGAAAGCAGTCAGGTTCTGCTATTACAACAGGTGGTAATAATACTGCCGTTGGTTACAACACTCTTTCTTCAAATACGTTAGCAGACAGAAACGTAGCCATTGGTGAAGGTTCCTTAAAAACTCTAAATGTTACTAGCAACGCTGACACTTATAATACTGGCGTTGGTTTTAACTCAGGTGCATCAATAACCACAGGCGTACAAAATACCCTTATTGGTGCGTTAGCAGGAGATGCAATAACAACAGGCTCTAGTAATGTTGCCAGTGGTTACTTAGCTTTATCAGCTAACACAACAGCAAGTAACAACACTGCGGTTGGTACGACTGCTTTAGACGCTAACACTACAGGTGCTAATAATACTTCCGTTGGTAAAGATGCTTTAGGGGCTAACACGACCGCTAGTAACAACACAGCAGTTGGTTATTTTGCTTTATATTCTAACACGACAGGCACTAGCAACACTGCGTTAGGTTCAGACACTTTAACTCTAAACACGACAGGAGCTAGCAACACTGCCGTTGGTAAACAGGCTTTAGATGCTAACACCACAGGTGGTAGTAATGTTGCAATGGGGTATCAAGCATTAGACGCTAATACCACAGCTCATAGCAATACAGCAATAGGAACAAAGTCCTTATCTGCTAATACTACAGGTGAAGAAAACACAGCAGTAGGAGAATTTGCTTTATTTACTAACACCACAGCAAGCAACAACACCGCAATAGGTAAAGCTGCTTTAAAACTCAACACTACAGGACACAGTCTCACTGCTGTTGGTAGAAGTGCTTTAGCTTCTAGCACCACTGGTAACGCCAACACTGCCCTTGGTAAGTCTGCATTAACAGCTAACACTACGGGTGGCGCCAACACTGCCCTTGGTGAGTCAGCTTTGGGTTATGTTACTACAGGTAGTGAAAACATAGCTATTGGTAATCAATCAGGATGGTGGGGGTCAACACCAATTACTACTGGCTCTAATAATGTTTTGGTGGGTGATTACGCTTACGTTACTACCTCAGCCACAAATAATGCTAACATATTTGGTTACAACGTAGGTGGAGTGTCAGGGTACACAACTATTGGTTTTGCTGCTAACGACATAAGAGCATCCCATGGCAACACATCATGGGCAACAGTCTCAGACGAGCGTTATAAGAAAGACATAACTACGTCTACGGCTGGTCTAGCTTTCATTAACGATCTTACCCCACGCACTTGGAACTACAAGACGTTAGGTGAACTGCCTACTACCTTCAATGCTTATAAAGCAGACTCCACTAAAGTATTCAAAAACACCCAGACTAACCACGGCTTTATAGCCCAAGAAGTTAAGGCTGTTATTGATAACCACTCTGAAATTAAAGACGGCTTTAGACTATGGGATGATCGTGATGATGGTTCACAGGAAGTAGCAGAAGCAGCATTGATTCCAGTATTAGTAAAAGCAATACAAGAATTATCAACCCAAAACGCAGCACTCGCTGCACGTATCACAACACTAGAAGGATAGACCAATGGATGAATTAACAGCAGTAGAAATCGCAGCAAACTACTCAGCTTGTGGTGATTCAGTAGCACTAATCAATGGCAGCCAGCCAGAAGGAATGTCTGATGAAGATTGGGCAGACTGTGTGGCTCGTAACAAGGAACATCTAGTTATTATGTTGGCTAAAGACTACTGGACTACAGAAGATATGACTGCTATGACGGCGGCTGCTGCTTAAAGGAACAAACATGGCTATAACCTATCGCGGTGAGAAGTTTTCAGGCTACAACAAGCCTAAAGCGTCTGCTAAAGGCACAAAGAGCCATGTAGTGCTGATCAAAGACGATGGTAAAGACCGCATGATTCGCTTTGGCGAAAAGGGTGCTAGTACAGCAGGCAAGCCCAAAGCTGGCGAATCAGAAGCTATGAAAGCCAAGCGTAAGTCATTCAAGGCTAGGCATGGGGCGAATATAGCCAAGGGCAAAACCAGTGCGGCATTTTGGTCAGCAAAAACGAAATGGTGAGGAATTAGCATGAGCCTTTACAGAAACATTGCTGCAAAAAAGAAGCGCATCAAGGCTGGCTCTGGCGAAACAATGAAGAAGTCAGGGGCTAAAGGCAGGCCCACAGCTAATGATTTTAAACAAGCCGCTAAGACAGCAAAACCAGTTAAAAAGGCTAAGAAATAATGGCGTTAATTCCACTAGATTTGCCAGCAGGCGTTTACCGAAACGGCACTGACTTGCAAAGCCAAGGGCGGTGGCGTGATTCTAACCTGGTACGTTGGTTTGATAACACCTTACGGCCCATTGGTGGCTGGCGTACTCGCAGCGATACCGCTAGTGCAGGGCAAGTGCGCGGCATGAAGTCTTGGATTGCTAATAATGCTGATCGCTGGATTGCAGCAGGTAGTTACAACAAACTATACGCCTATAGTGGCGCAGGCACTCGTTACGATATTACTCCAAACGGATTAACGGCTGGCAATGAGAGCGCACTTACGCCAGTTGGCTATGGTAATTCATTTTATGGGCGTGAATATTACGGCACACCAAGACAAGAATCGGTGACCATCACGCCAGCTACAACATGGTCAATGGATTCATTTGGTCAATTTTTAGTGGCCTGTTCAAGCAAAGATGGAAAAGTTTATCAGTGGCAATTAAACACTTCAACAAAGGCCGCATTGGTAGCTAATGCACCCGTTAACAATCGCTCTATTTTAGTGACAGAAGAAAGGTTCTTAATGTGCCTTGGTGCTGGCGGCAACCCTCGCCTGGTGCAATGGTCAGATCGTGAAAATAATACAGTATGGACACCCGCAGCAACTAATGAGGCTGGTAGCCTAGAACTACAAACAACGGGCCGTATTCAGTGCGGTGTGCGAGTTCAGAACCAAGCCTTAATATTGACTGACATTGATGCGCACGTTGCTACTTACTCTGGCCCACCCTACGTTTTTGGCATTGAGCGTATCGGTACATCGTGTGGAATTGTATCGACACAAGCCGTAGCTGTGGTAGACAAGGGCGCGGTGTGGATGGGTAGCCGTTCATTCTATACCTACAGTGGCGGTGCAGTTAGCGAAGTTAATTGTGAGGTTGCAGACTATGTATTCTCTGATATTAACAACAGCCAGATCAGTAAAGTAGCCGCAGTATCTAACGCAAACTTTGGTGAGATTTGGTGGTTCTATCCGTCAGGCAGTTCTAACGAAAATAACCGATATGTTGTTTATAATTATAACGACAATACATGGGCCATAGGCGTTTTAGCAAGAACTTCTGGTGTAGACGCAGGCGTATATCGTCAGCCCATTATTGCCTCTGCAACCGACAAGAAACTTTATGAGCATGAAATTGGCTTTAACTACGATGGTGGCGAACCATTTGCAGAATCAGGCCCAATAATTATGGGCAATGGCGATAACGTAATGAGCGTTACCCAGATGATACCCGATGAGAAAACCCAAGGTGATGTTGACGCTACGTTCAAAACTCGATTCTATCCCAACGATGTGGAAAGATCATTTGGCCCTTTCAATATGGCTAACCCCACTAGCCTACGTTTTACTGGGCGACAAGTCAGGATACGCATTGAAGGGGTTAACGCTGATGATTGGCGTGTTGGTATTAATAGATTGGAAGTTATCCAAGGTGGCAG